ATGCTGGAGTTTTTGGAGAAGGAACAGATCGACAAGGGGATCATTCAGGGGATCCGGGAATACCGGGAGAAGTATCCGGCGGCGCCGGAGCTGGCGGGGCGGGTGCCCCGGCCCCGGTATCACTATTACGGAAAGGACGTGTGGGAGGCGGCGGCTGCGGCCCTGCTGTGCGGCGAGAATCTGCTGCTGGCAGGCAGCAAGGCCACCGGCAAGAACGTGCTGGCGGAGAACCTGGCCATGGCCTTCGGACGCCCGGCCTGGGACGTATCGTTCCATGTGAACATGGACGCCGCCAGCCTCATCGGCATGGACACCTTCGTGGGGGGACAGGTCACCTTCCGGCCGGGACCAGTGTATCTGTGCGCCAAAAACGGGGGCTTCGGCATTCTGGACGAGATCAACATGGCGAAAAACGAGGCGCTGGCGGTGCTGCACGCCACGCTGGACTTCCGGCGGGCCATCGACGTGCCGGGATATGACCGGGTGGAGGTGGACCCGGCGGCGCGGTTCATCGGCACTATGAACTATGGCTATGCCGGGACCCGGGAGCTCAACGAGGCGCTGACCAGCCGGTTCGTGGTGATCCAGATGCCTACCATCGGGGAGGAGGGCCTGGAGCGGCTGCTGGAGGAGGAATTTCCCACTTTGGAGAAGAAATACCGCCAGCAGTTTGCCCAGCTGTTTCTGGACCTGCAGAAAAAGTGCGAAAGCGCAGAGATATCCTCCAAGGCCCTGGACCTGCGGGGCCTGCTGGACGCGCTGCGGCTGATCCGCCGGGGCGTCCGGGCGGGGATGGCCCTGGACATGGGCATCACCAACAAGGCCTTCGACAGCTATGAGCAGGACCTGATCCGGGACGTCATCGCCGGGCGCATTCCGGCGAAGCTGGACCGGTCCAGGCTCTTTACGGACTGAGCGTTATGGGTGTGCAGACTTACAGCGCCCAGCAGCGGCGGGCGGTGAATCTGATCTGGGCCGCGGCGGGGGTGTATGGCTTTGAACCGAAATTTCTGGCCATGAAAACCGACGGAACACCGGATTTTTACATGAATTTTGTCATCGGCCTGGTACACAAGTGGTTCGGCGAGGAAATGCCCCGGCGGCTGTTTGACTCGTGGCTGGGGGATGTGCGGCAGGCGGTGATGGACGATCTGGCGTGGCTGGCCCTGGAAAATGCGGCGTATGAAAAGGAGCTGCCCCAGCGGCCCGCACTGGAGGAGCTGCGGCAGGCCCATGCCCGGGAGTTCTTCGCCATGGAATACCAGACCTCCCGGCAGGAGTGGATGGCGCGGAATCAGCTGGTATACTCCATGCAGGCGGCCCGGTGGAAAAGCGTGCTGGGAAAGCCGGACCGGCTGGTGACCCCCTGGGACAAGGGCCTGTATCGGGCCCTGTGCTGCGGGGACGTCAGCGGGGAGGAGCTGGAGCGGGCGCTGCGGGCGTGCTTCCGGAAGTATCTGGGCTTTGACGGAAAGGTGCGGACCAAGGCGGAGCTGCGGCTGCACTTCGACAACCGGCGGTGGATCGCCTTTATGACCAAAATGGCTCCCACGGAGCTGGTACGCACCGACGATCTGGCCATCGGACGGGCGGCCCATGCCGGGCAGGCGGGGTTTGTCCGGGCGGCGGACGCCCTGCGGTCCATGCTGCGCTCCAACGAGCGGGCGGAGGCGGACCGGGCGTATATCCAGCGGTGCTTCGGGCGGAGTATGTACGCCCCCAAGCAGCTGAGCGCCATCGAGCAGCAGCGGTGCACCGGGAATCACCTGGGGTGCAGGCTGTGGTTCACCCGGGGGGACCCGGCGGCGGACGTGCCGCCCAGCAGCGACATCCAGCAGCTGTATGAACAGGCGGCGGAACAGGCCCGGCTGAACCGGGCGGCCTATGCCGAAAACAGTGAGCTGTATGAAAGCGCCTTGCTGCGGCTGACGGAGCAGATTCGTAACTGTATGCTGGTGCACCAGCAGCCGGAGGCCGTGACGGCCCGGCAGGGCTGGCTGGACGGGGCCAGGGTATGGCGGGAGCCGGTGCTGGGGGACGACCGGGTGTTTCTGCGGCAGGATCAGGAGCCGAAGCCCGGCTTCAGCGTGGATCTGCTGCTGGACGGCTCGGCCTCCCGGCTGCACTGTCAGGAGACCATCGCGGCCCAGGGGTATATCCTGGCCAAGAGTCTGCTGAACTGCGGCATTCCCGTGCGGGTCACCAGCTTCTGCAGTCTGCGGGGCTATACGGTGCTGCGGGAGCTGAAGGAGTACGGCGACAAGCAGGGGGAGCGGCGGATATTCGACTATTTCGCCGCAGGGTGGAACCGGGACGGTCTGGCCCTGCGGGGAATGGAGGAGCTGATGCAGTCGGCTCCGGCGGAGAAGCATCTGCTGCTGATCCTGACCGACGCCAATCCCGACGACAGCCACCGGATTCCCCCCAACGGAAAGAACCCCATCAGCCGGGAGTATGACGGCAAGGCCGGGGTGGAGGACACCGCCGACGAGGTGCGGGACCTGCGCCGCCGGGGCATCCGGGTGGCGGCCATCTTCATGGGGGAGCAGGACAGCGTTCCGGCGGCGGATCGGATATACGGAAAGGACCTGGCCCGTATCCGGCGGATGGACCAGCTGGCCCAGGCCGCCGGGCGGCTGATCCAGGATCAGATCCGGGAGCTGGCCAATTAAAAAAGAAAATATTTTTGAAAAATGCGCTCTGTTGCCCTGTATACGGCAACAGGGCGTATATTTTTCCGGGAAAAGAGGGGGGATGCAGAACAACGAAAAAGGAGGGCGGTCAATGGAACAGAAGCAGGAGCCCCAGAGGCCGAAAATCGGCACGGAGGAGGTGCGCCGGGCGGCGGATATCCTGAGACGGTATCACGCCGGGAAGCGGCAGCTGGAGCAGCGCATCATCGACAACGAGCAGTTCTGGAAGCTGCGGCACTGGCAGCAGATGGAGAAGGCGGGGCAGGGCGGCAATCCCGCGGACCCGCAGCCCACCAGCGGGTGGCTGGTGAACTGCATCCTGTCCAAGCACGCGGACGCCATGGACTGTTATCCGGAGCCCACGGTGCTGCCCCGGGAGCCCGGGGACCGGGAGGAGGCCCGGAAGCTGACGAGGATTCTGCCGGTGGTGCTGAAGAAGAACGGGTTCAAGCGGACGTATTCCAGCGCGTGGTGGTACAAGCTGAAATCCGGGTGCGCCGTGTACGGCGTGTTCTGGGACGCGGGGAAGCTCAACGGACTGGGGGACATCGCCATCCGGCGGATGGACCTGCTGAACCTGTTCTGGGAGCCGGGGGTCACGGATATCCAGGACTCGCCTCACTTCTTCTCCACGGAGCTGCAGGACCGGGAGGCCCTGGAGGAGCGGTATCCCTGGGCCAAGGGCAAGGCTGACCGGGGCGGCTGGAGCGTGAGCCGGTATCTGTATGACGATGCGGTGGACACCTCCGGAAAGGTGCTGGTGGTGGACTGGTACTATCACACCCGGGAGAACGGACGGAAGGTGCTGCAGTACTGCAAGTTCGTGGGGGATACGGTGCTGTATGCCACGGAAAACGACCCGGATATGCGGGAGAAGGGCTGGTATGACCACGGAAAGTATCCCTTTGTGTTCGACGTGCTGTTTCCGGAGGAGGGGACCCCGGCGGGGTATGGGTATGTGGACCTGTGCAAGTCCCCTCAGAAGCAGATCGACCTGATGAACCAGGCTATCCTCAAGAATACCCTGGCCTCGGCCACGCCCCGGTTCTTCGTACGCAGCGACGGGGCGGTGAACGAGAACGAATATGCCGACTGGACAAGGCCCTTTGTCCACACCAACGGAAACCTGGGCAGCGATTCCATCGCGCCCATCCAGACGGCGGGACTGGACAGCGTGTATGTGGCGATTTTGCAGAGCAAGATCGCGGAGATGAAGGAGACGGCGGGGAACCGTGACGTGGCCAACGGCGGCACCGCAGGCGGCGTTACCGCCGCCACGGCCATCGCCGCCCTGCAGGAGGCGGGGGGCAAGCTGTCACGGAACATGATCGACGACGGATACGAGGCGTTTTCCGACGTGGTGACCCTGTGCATCGAGCTGATCCGGCAGTTTTACAGCCTGCCCAGGCAGTTCCGGCTGCTGGGGGCCATGGGCCGGGAGGAGTTCGTCACCTATGACAGCCGGGGGCTTCAGCCCCAGGCGGTGGACGACGGCGTGATCGCCGGATACCGGGTGCCGGAATTTGACCTGGAGGTGTCGGCCCAGGATGAGAATCCTTACAAGACCATGGAATATAACCAACTGGCCCTGCAGCTGTTCCAGATGGGCTTTTTCCGGGCGGATATGGCGGATCAGGCCCTGCGGTGCCTGGAGCTGATGGACTTTAAGAACAAGGACCGGCTGATGAGCAGCATTCTGCGGGGGCAGACCGCCGATCCGGCGCGGCAGGCCCAGTCCGTCCCCGCAGGGGTGGCGGAGATGCAGAAGCTCAGCGCCATGGACCGTATGCGCCAGCAGACCCAGGAGGCGGTGAGGCCCCGATGATCTGCGCAGTGTTCGGGGAGAATCGGGTGACCCTGCGGGGGCACGCGGGATATGCGCCCCCAGGAGAGGACATCGTGTGCGCCGCCGCGTCGGCGCTGGTGTTTGCCCTGATCGGGGCGCTGGAGGAAAAGGGCCTGCTGCGGGAGCTGGTGGTCAGACCGGGCTTTGTGACGGTGGCAGCGGAGGGAGACTGTCAGGCGGAATGGCAGCTTATTCGATGCGGACTGGGACAGCTGGCGGGGAAATATCCGGCGTGCGTTCGCCTGGAGGCGTGAGCATAGAGGGTCGTGGCCTACCACGGAAAGGAGCAGATATGCGGAAAACGGATTGGCTGCAGCTGTTTGCGCAGCCGGAGGAACCGGCTCAGGCCGGGGAAAACGCGGGCGATACGGCTCCCGACGCCGGGGAGCGGCAGGAGGACTTTGAGGACCTGATCCGGGGACGGTACAAGGCGGATTTTGACGCCCGGGTACAGAAGATCCTGGACGGGCGGCTGCGGGGCCTGCGGCAGGAGGTGGCCCAGCTGCGGCAATGGGAGCGAGAGCGGGACCTGCGGCATCAGGCGGCCATGGGACGGCTGTCCCGCCAGGAGCCGGAGATCCAGAGGGTGTATCCGGAATTCCAGTGGCAGCGGGAGATGGACGACCCCGGCTTTGCACGGCTCATTGACGCGGGAGTGGAGCCCCGGGAGGCCTATGAGATGGTACACCGCCGGGAGCTGACGGCCAAGGCTATGCATTTTGCCGCCCAGATGGCCGCACGGCAGGCGGCCCGGGTAGTGGCCAGCGGCGGGCAGCGCGTCCGGGAAAATACCGGACGCAGCGCCAGCGTCAGCCGCCCGGACCCGGGGAAGCTCACCAGCCAGGAGCTGGCGGACATCCGCAGGCGAGTCATGGACGGGGAGAGGATCAGCTTTTGAGTCCTTCCAGAAAATGGAAGTATTTGGATGAAGAAAGGGGAATGCTTATGATGAACAAACTGTATGACCTGCAGCTGTTTGCAGGCGAGGCCAATACCCAGACCACCGGTCACGGCGGCCTCAGCGCGGAGATGAAAACCTATTATGGCATGGAGCTGCTGGAAAACGCCAAGCCCCAGCTGGTACACAACCAGTTCGCCGCCACCAAGCCTCTGCCTGCCGGCGGCGGCAAAACCGTGGAGTGGCGCAAGTTCGGCTCCTTTGACAAGGCGCTGACGCCTCTGACCGAGGGCGTGACTCCCGATGGCAGCGGCATCTCCGTCAGCTACATTACCAAGGAGCTGGCCCAGTACGGTGACTACACCACCGTGTCCGATATGCTGGACCTGACCGCCATTGACGACGTGGTGCTGGAGATCACAGACCGCCACGGCAGCAACATGGGCCTGACCCTGGACACCGTGACCCGCAATGAGATCCAGCAGGGCAGCCAGGTGATCTACGCCCCGGTGCAGGGGGAGGGCGGCAGCCAGACCGATGTGCTGCACCGCTATGACCTGACGGACAAGTGCAAGCTCACCAGCGAGCTGGTGGCCAAGGCTGCTACCCAGCTGAAGAAGATGAACGCGCCTACCTTCGAGGGGAAGTATGTGTGTATCATTCATCCCAGTGTGGCCTTTGATCTGCGCCAGGACCCCGCCTGGGTGGCCGCCCATCAGTACGCCGCCGCCACGGAGCTGTTTTCCGGCGAGATCGGTGAGCTCCACGGCGTGCGCTTTGTGGAGACCACGGAGGCCAAGATCTTCCGGGGCCAGGACCTGGCCCGGAACAGCCGCACCCTGACCGTCAACGGTAAGGTGGATAACGCCTCTGCAGTGACCTTCGATGGCGGCACTGTGGCCGCCAATGCCCTGAAGGGCCGCTATGTGCTGCTGGGCGGCAAGCGGTGCAAGGTGCTGAGCAATACCGCCAGCCAGATGACGCTGGACACCAGCGTAACGGCTGCCGATGACACCGTGATCTATCCCGGCGAAGGCGGCAGTCAGGGCTGCGCCGTATACGGCTGCCTGTTCCTGGGCAAGGGCGCTTACGGCGTGGTGGATCTGTCCGAGGGTACCGAGGTCATCGTGAAGCCCAGGGGCTCCTCCGGCACCGCCGATCCCCTGGACCAGCGCTCCAGTGTGGGCTGGAAGGGCATCCATGCCGCCGCCATCCTGTATGACGAATATATCGTGCGGGTGGAGTGCGGTTCGTCCTATTCCGGCGAGGACAAGGCCAACTGACACAGGCCGGAGGCGGGCCCCGGCCCGCCTCCGGGGGATGAAAGGAGCGATTTGCTGTGAAGAAAACTGTTTTGCTGCATCGGGGCAGAAAGAACGAGGAGAATTTCCAGATCGTGTCCGTTAACGGGCGCAGCTGGAAGATCATGAAGGGCGTGGAGGTCCAGGTGCCGGACTATGTGGCGGAGGTGCTGGAAAACGCACAGATGATGGCCGACGACGCCCGGCGCTATGTAGACCGGATGGCCAACTGAGAGAGGAGGCACGGTAATGGGGCAGATGACAGCGGGGCAGGTGCTGGCCCAGGTGGATGACCTGCTGCCCAACAGCTATCCGGGAGAGCAGAAGCGCCGGTGGCTGCGGCAGGCGGAGGGTTTCGTGCTGGAGGAGGTAGTCCGGGTTCATGAGGGCGGCCAGGGTGCAGTGCTGCCCGGGGAGCTGACAGACGCGGCGGAGCTGCTGGCACCGGCGCCCTATGACGGGCTGTACCGCCACTATGTGGAGGCCCAGATCCACTATGCCAACGGGGAGCTGGAGCGGTATAACAACGCCATGGCTCTGTGGAACAACGGGCTGATGACCCTGCGGGACCACTGGTGCAGGGGGCATATGCCCCGGCGGCAGGCGCGGGCCCTGCGGCTGTGCTGAGAGGGGGAAGCGTATGTACTTTCCGAAGCTCAACGCACCCAGGCAGAGCCGGGTGACGGTGAATCGGTTCCCGGGACTGGACCGGCGGCCCAGAGGGCAGGAGGGCAGCTTCCGGGAGATGGAGAACCTGTGCGCCCAGGGGTATCCCACCCTGACTGTGCGCCGTCCCCGGGGGATAGCGGGAAGCGTTACCGCTCCCGGGGGCTTGACCGCCAAGGACGGGCTTATCTGGGTGGACGGGCACACCCTGTATATAAACGGCAGCGCCGCGGGGCTGGTGTTGTCGGAGGGGAGGAAGCAGCTGATCAGCATGGGCGCATGGCTGCTGATCTGGCCGGACAAGCTGTACATCAACACCAAGGACCTGACGGATTTCGGCAGCCTGGAAAATAAGCGCGTCACCGAGGGGGAGGTATCCTTCACCCTGTGTCGGCCCGACGGCACCGCGTACAGCGGGTATCTGGCGGCGGACACCGCTCCGGAGGAACCGGAGAGCGGCAGCCTGTGGCTGGACACCGGCGGGGAGGAAACGGCCCTGCGGCAGTATGGCCAGGACGGCTGGACGGAGGTGGACGACGTGTGCGTGGGGCTTCACGCCGCCGGGATCGGCGTGGGCTTCCGGGCCGGGGACGGCGTATCCGTCAGTGGATGCCGGGAGGAGGCGCTGAACGGCAGCTTCCAGCTGCGGGCCGCAGAGGAGGACTGCCTGGTGGTGACGGCGCTGCCCGGTGGGCTGTCGTCCCAGACGGAGCCGGTGACGGTGGAGCGGTCCGTGCCGGACATGGACTATGTGGTGGAAAGCGGCAACCGGCTGTGGGGGTGCAAATACGGCATCGTGGACGGCCAGGCGGTGAACGCCGTCTATGCCAGCAAGCTGGGGGACTTCAGAAACTGGAACTGCTTCGCGGGACTGTCCACCGACAGCTATGCGGCCTCCCGGGGCTCCGACGGGAAGTTCACCGGGGCGGCGGACTATCTGGGAAGTCCGCTGTTTTTCAAGGAAAACTGCGTGGAGCGGGTGTATCCCAGCGCCAACGGGGCCCATCAGATCGTGACGGTGCAGTGCCCGGGGGTGAAGGACGGCAGCGGCGGCAGTTTGCAGGTGGTGGACGGGAAGCTGTACTACCACAGTCAGGGCGGTGTGTGCGTGTTCGACGGCAGTATGCCGGTGAACGTGTCCCAGGCTCTGGGGGAGGCGCGGTATCATGACGCCGTGGCCGGGGCGGCGGAGGGGTGCTACTATCTCTCCGCCGCCGACGAGGCGGGGGCGTGGCACCTGCTGGTGCTGGACACCCGGCAGGGCCTTTGGTACCGGGAGGACGGCGTGGAGGCCCTGGGCTTTGCTCCCTGGGGCGGCGACCTGTACTGCCTGACGGCAGAGGGGCAGCTACTGGCCATGAAGGGCGCAGGGGAGACCCATGAAGGTCCCGTGCAATGGATGGCGGAGACCGGAGAGCTGGGGCTGGACGCGGCGGAAAGCCGGTATCTGGTGCGGCTGTCGCTGCGGCTTCTGCCGGAGGCAGGCAGCACCGTCCGGGCCTGGCTCAGCTATGACGAGGGCGGCAGCTGGCGGCCTGCCGGAAGCCTGGAGGGCGCGGGACGGGTGCAGGCGTGTACCCTGCATATACGGCCCAGGCGGTGCCGCCAGCTGCGGCTGCGGCTGACCGGCCGGGGCGGGTGCAGGATCTACAGCCTGTCGGCGGTGTATGAGAAGGGAAGTGACGGCCCATGACCCTGACCATGCCTCCCGCCCCCAGCGGCAGTCCCCAGCAGATGGCCGTGGCCCAATATGCGTATCTGTTCCAGATGGCACAGCAGCTGAATCTTGTCCTGGGGCAGCTGGAAACCGGCGGGGCCGGGACTTCCTCCGGCGGCGGCGGAACGGCCGGCGGAGGAGGGACCGGGAAGGACAGTCAAGGCTATCAGGAGCTGAAGTCCATGATCGTGAAAACCGCGGGGCTTGTGAAGCGGCAGATGGACCAGCTGTCCGCCCGGCTGGAGGGCGAATATGTGGCGGTGTCGGACTTCGGGACCTATGTGGAGCGGCTGAGCGCCTATCTGGAGGCAAATCCGGAGGCGCTGACCCAGTATTACAGCTTCTGCTCGGACCTGCAGGCCAATATGGAGGCCGTAAGCGCCGCCTTCGGCCAGTACAGGACGGAGACGGAGGGCTATATCCGCACCGGCATCGTGGGCTATGACGGGGCGGTGCCTGTATACGGAGTGGCCGTGGGCCAGGGGCTGACGGTGACGGACGTGGACGGGGAAACGGTGGTGGACCAGAACAACTTCCGGGCTACCTTCACCGCCCAGCGTCTGTCCTTCTGGCAGGATGCCAACGAGGTGGCGTATGTGTCCAACAACCGGCTGTACATCACCAATATCACGGTACTGGAGGGCGTGACCCTGGGCCAGTGGCAGATCACCACCGCCTCGGGACTGGCCTTCCGGTGGATCGGAGGGTAAGATGGCGAGCATTTACGGGCCGGTATCGGCCACCGGGTGGCAGCTGCGGCTGGACTATACCGTCAGCCAGGATGCGGCCAATAACCGGTCTACACTGGCGCTGACGCTGTACATCTACGATGGGACCGGGGAGTCGTACAACCAGGCGGCCAACAGCTGCCGGTATGTTTTGCAGGGGAAAACCGTGTATCAGCCGTATCGGTATGAGAGCAAGGGGTGGTATAAGCTGGGCGGCGGGTCGGTGACGGTGGATCACCGGGCGGACGGCAGCGGCAGCGCGGCCTTGTCCGCCGCGTGGTACAGCGGCTTTACCTCCCAATGGACACCGGCGTCGCTGTCGATAGCCCAAACCGTGGCACTGCCGGTGATCCCGCGGGCATCCGGCCTCCAGGCCGGGGCCATGACCCTGGGGCAGACGGGAAGCATTACCGTGCAGCGGGCGGATGCGGGTTTTACTCACAAGATCGACTATCAGATAGGCAGCGCCCATGGCGCGGTGTGCGGGAAAACCGGGGAGACAAGGGTGACATGGATGCCGCCCCTGTCCTTGGCGGAGGAAATCACCGATGCGGTGGCCGGGGACTGCGTGCTGACGGCTACTACCTATTCCGGCAATACGGTGGTGGGGCGCAGCAGCTGCACCGTGGGACTGTATGTGCCGGAGGACATGAAGCCCACGGCCAGCGTGACGGTCCGGGTGGTCAACGACGACTCCGTGTTGGCCGGATGGGGCGTGTGCGTCCGGGGATACAGCCGCCTGGGGTTTCAGGTGACGGCGGCAGGCATCCGGGGCAGCAGCGTCCGGTCCTGCCGGGTGCAGTTTGCCGGGCAGACCGTGGAGGCCCTGACCGGCGAGACGGGGATCATCCGGCAGGCGGGGACTTTCACGCCGGAGGTCCGGGTGACGGACTCCCGGGGACGGTGGACCACGGCGGCAGGGCAGGCCGTGGAGGTGCTGCCGTATGCCAATCCCACGCTGACGGCCCGGCTGCTGGGCAGGTGCGGCGCGGACGGAGTGCTGCAGGATGACGGCGACTGCGTGAAGGTGGCGTGCACCGGCGGGTGCGCATCGGTGGGCGGACATAACGCCGTGACGGTGCGATACCGGCTGCGGCCGGTGGGCGGCAGCTACGGCGGGTATACCGCCCTGGAAAACGGGCAGGAGCAGGTGATCCAGGGGGTGCTGAAAACGGCGTCCTATGAGCTGGAGCTGTCGGCGGTGGACGCGCTGGGCTCCGTGCGGACCGTGGAGTACGCCATCCCCACGGCGGCGGTGGCGGTGCATCTGGCCCAGGGGGGCACGGCAGTGGGCGTGGGCAAATATGCCGAGCACCAGAAGGCCGTGGAGCTGGCGCCGGACTGGGACATCTGGTTCCGGGGAAAGCGGCTGCTGGACACCGTGTGGCCGGTGGGTAGCCTGTATCTGTCGGCGGCGGACAGCGACCCGGGGGTGCTGTTCGGCGGCACCTGGCAGCGGGTGAAGGACCGTTTTCTGCTGGCGGCGGGGGACGTCTATGAACCGGGGGAAACCGGAGGCGAGGCCCAACACACCCTGACCAAGGCGGAGATGCCCGCCCATACCCACGGATATGACTTCACGGGGCAGTCCGACGTCACCGGCGTGACGGCCATCCGGCTGTATGACGCAGACGGGCGCAGGAACGAGTATCAGGGCGCGTCCGCCTCGGCAGGCGGGGGGGCCGCCCACAACAATATGCCGCCGTACCTGGCCGTGTATGTCTGGCGCAGGACGGCGTGAGAAGAAAGGACGAACGATATGGCATCAAGCTATCCCATGTTACGGTACGGCTCCTCCGGACAGGAGGTGCGGCGGCTGCAGCAGGCCCTGAACCGGGCGGGCTATTCCCTGGAGGTGGACGGCGGGTTCGGCGAAAAGACCCGGGCCGCCCTGATGGACTATCAGCGCCGGGCGGGCATGACGCCGGACGGCGTGGCGGGCAGCAAGACCTGGGCCAGCCTGGGACTGCAGTCTGCCCAGGACCGGCTGGCGGACCTGGAGAAGGGGTATACCCCCTCCCGGGAGACCCAGGAGGCCCGGCGCAGCTGGGAGGAGCTGGCGGCCCAGCAGCCCGGGGACTACACCTCCCCCTACGCGGACCGGATGGAGGACCTGCTGCGGCAGATGGAGAGCCGGGAGGCCTTTTCCTATGACCCCAGCCGGGACGAGATGTTCCGGCGCTATGCCCGGCTGTATCAGCGGCAGGGGCAGACGGCCATGGAGGACACCCTGGGCCAGGCGGCGGGCCTGACCGGTGGCTATGACTCCTCCTATGCCCGGCAGGCGGGCCAGCAGGAGTATAACCGCTATATGCAGGAGCTGGCGGCGCTGGTGCCCCAGCTGCAGCAGGATGCCTGGGACCGGTATGAGACCCAGGGTCAGGCGCTGCTGGATCAGTATAAGCTGCTGCAGGGCCAGGATGAGGACGCCTATGGCCAGTGGCGGGACCGGGTGGAGGACTGGCAGGACGCCTCCCGGCAGGCCCGGGACCGGTACGAGTCCCTGGAAAAGCAGGACTACAGCAACTATCTGGCGCTGATGAAGTACTATGCCAGCCGGGCCAAGCAGGAGCAGGACGCGGCCCTGGCCCAGCAGAAGCTGGAGGCCTCCGCCGCCAGGAGCGGCAGCGCCCGCTCCTCCTCCGGCGGCAGCAGGAAGGCGTCTTTGAGCTCCACCGCCAGCGAGAGCCTGGAGCGGACCATGAACACCTATCTCAGCCAGGGGGACACCGGCCGGGTGAAGCAGCTGTTTTTGCAGTATCGGGACCGGATGACGCCCCTGCAGAAGCGGCGGTTCGAGAAGCTGATGGGGAAGTATAACATCCCCATGACGGAGTAAAAAAGACAGCGCCGGAAACGCCAGGTTTCCGGTGCTGTCTTTTATGTTGTATATCGCTGCTCCCGGAACAGGGCGTCTACGGCGGCCCGGTATTCGGGGAGGTTCTTTGCCTTGTGCATACGCTTGAGATACGGCTCCGGCCGGGTGAATCCGGCGGACAGATAGGCCCACAGCTCCCACATCCGGTGCATCACCGGCTGATCGCCGGACAGCCGCTGGCGGTAGGCCTCCAGCAGGCGGTCGTGATAGGTCCGCAGCTCCTGCGCCGAGGCGGCGGAGCCGCCCCGCAGACGCCGCAGCAGAGCGGGGTCCCGCATCAGGCCCCGGCCCAGCATCACCGCGTCCGTTCCCGGGAAATCCCGGCACAGAGCGGCGGCATCCTCCGGCGTGAAGATGTCGCCGTTATACACCGCCGGCCAGGGGCCGGACACGGCGGCCCAGGCGTCCCGGTGAGGGACGCCCTTGTAAAACTCCTTCTGGATCCGGGGGTGAACGATCAGCTCCGACAGGGGATACTTGCGATAGATCGCCAGCAGGCCCGGCCACTCGGCCGGGTCATTTTTCCCGATGCGGGTCTTGACGGACACGGACATCCCCCGGGGCAGTCCGGCGAAGATCTCCTCCAGGCAGTGGTCCAGCTCCTGGGGATAGGCCAGCAGGCCCGAGCCCTTGCGCTTGGCGGCCACGGTGCCCGCCGGACAGCCCAGGTTGAAGTTGATCTCCCGATAGCCCCGGGCGTACAGCTCACCGGCGGCCCACAGGAAGTGCTCCGCCCGGTTGGTCAGCAGCTGGGGCACCACATACAGCCCGGCGTTGTGGGCCGGGTCGATCTCGTCCAGCTCCTTGCGCTGGAAGGTGCGGGTAGCGTTGGGGGAAAGAAAGGGCGTGAAGTATTTGTCCGCCGGGCCGAACAGGGCGGCGTGGACCTGCCGCCACAGATAACCGGTAAGCCCCTCCATGGGGGCGGCGTAGAGCTTATTCATGAAATTCTCCCTCCAGACACATGGCGAGGGTCACGCCCGGCACCGGTTCGGCGGCGACGCCCGGCAGAAGGTCCGCCGCCGTTTCCGGCCGGTGCAGAAGCGCCAGCTTCCCCTGCCGGGACAGCCGCTTCACGGCGTACTCCAGACGCAGGGCCTCTCTCCGGCCCTCCGTGCGCCAGACACCGGCCAGCTCCCGGGGCGGATGGGACCGGGTATACCGGGCGCAGGCGGCGCCGCCGTCCCGGTGCTGCCGCATCCGGCGGCACAGGTCCGACGCCGTGCCGGTATACAGGGTGTCGTCCCGGCACCAGAGCATATAGACATAGTACATTCCCTCACCTCACTGCCCCCAGCATACCACGATCCGCCGCCGGGCGCAACGGTCACGCCGGGGGATCGTCATGAAATTCGATGAATTTCAGGGCGTACAGGTCGCAGCCGGTGGAGAAATCCCCCTGCCGCAGCACCAGATAGTCCGTGCCCACAGCCTCCAGGATGCCCTCCTGCCGCACCAGGCGGTACGAGCCCACCAGGAAGCTGGCGGACGCGCGGCGGCCGATGTTCCGGCCCAGCAGGTCCCGCAGGGAGCCGCCGCCGGGGTCAGAGGCGTTATGTATGTTCATGGCGCACCTCACGCATACAGATTCCCTGCCGTTTCTCCGGCGCGGGTACTCCATCCTATGCCGGGGTGGGTGAATGCGTTTCTGAATGCGCTGAATTACGATTTAAAGTGAATGGCAAATATCTAATAAAGCAGCCTGGTGCACCAGAGCGGCGACGCGGCGGTGAACTTCGGCAACACACCGCCGACGGTGGTGGGCGGCGTTACGTTGGTGGAGGAAAAGGTTGTGGTGACGCCGGTGTCCGGCCGCCACCGCAGCTTTAAGCTGGGAGAGTATTTTTCCGATACGCCGGGTGATACGCTGCATTATGTGATCGTATCGTCTCAGCTGGTCAGCGATACCGCGGCCATCGATGGGGATACCTTAAACGTGGAGACCAGCAAGAGCCGCAGCGGCGATCTGTGTAGGACTACAATACATCTTGGACAATTGAATAAAAAGGGTATGAGGAATAGGGCCTCATGTGTTAAAGTTAAGCTACCACACAAA